TTGCCCTCTTTGAATTGAATAATTGGCTTCTCTGGATTCAGAGTTTTTGACCATCTTTGCTTGCGGCATCTAGTCAACTCAGTGTTACGGTTTGGTCGATTGGTCCAGTTGCCAACCTCACCTAAAATCTCAAAAGTCCATCCACTAGCCTTGAGCGTTGTCCCAGGCTCTGAATCTAGAATGTAGGTTTGAATTTTAGTAAATCCCATTTCCTTTGCTGCTCTTGCGGCTGCTGAGTACAACTTGCTGCAAGCGTTTTTTTTGCCGTTTGTGCAAAGCCTTTTGACTTCGCAAATGTTTTTGCCGTCAATGTGTCTGCATACTGGTCGAGCGATGACTGCAACTCCAATCAGTTCGCCAGAATCTTCAACCAAGGCTAAAGAAAACAAATGGCCTTGAACTGGTGGGCTGTGTCTGTGCAGTTCAGCAATCGCCTTGTTTGCTGTCGCTAAAGTGCAAGGAAGAATCGTCACGCCTCAAAATCTTGGTAAAGTCTGGAAACAGTCGCGCCTTGCTGGTTCTGATACTTGCCGGAATATGGCTTTTCGGTTGTTTCGTCCAACTGGAAAAAAACCAATTGGCAAATACGAACACCGGCTTTCAGCAGAATCGGCTTCTCGCTCTGGTTGTAGAGTTCGAGTGTGATTTGGCCTTCAAAACCAGCATCGACAAAGCCAGCGTTTTGAATCTGTAACCCCAACCGTCCAACGGAAGAGCGACCAGCCACGAAAGCCGCTAGGTGATTCGGAACTGAAACCTTTTCCTGAGTGCTTGCCAGCACAAACTTGTTCGGCTCCAGCAGAAAGTCATCTGTCACCGTGTGCTGATAAACGGATTCAGAATCCAAAAACAGGAACTTCTGTTTGACGCCTAGTTGGGCAAAGGTATTGGACAAGTGCAAATCGACGCTCGACGGTCCCACCTGGGCATATCGTGGCAAGTGGCCTAAGTCCTTCAATCGGTTAATGGCTTGGTGAGAAAGAATCAAAACAACTCCTGTTGAACTGGCCCACGTTTCCAAACTCGAGGCGAATTAAACGATTCAATCCGGTCAATCAAAACCATTGCGCGAGCATGAAGGCTTAGTGTCTCAAAGGTGTTCCCATTGCGAAAAATTGATTTGCTGCTCTCGCCAATATTCCTACCTACGCTTGTTGAATCCGCTGAAGCAAATGGAACTTTTGTGAAGATTTGCGGCTTCAAAGCTCGCAGCCCGTGTAGCTTACAACTCACTCGGCCTTCTTCATCCGTCACAACATCCAAGGCTTGATTTAAACGAATCCAGTAGCTTTCCGAATCTGGTTCCAATCCGGCAGTAGTGCCTATGCAAACTCTCTCGTATTTTTCTGTGAGCCACTGAAGTTTTTCAAGTGACTCGTTGAAATGCCAAACCGGAGTTCCGCCAGGAATTGGGCATTCGGAAATCAAGCGGTTGTTCTCGTCTTCAAGTCCATCAATCTGGTCCGGTATAATCCAGAAATCACAGGTTGGGTCTTTGAGTTCACTGACAAACTTGTAGTAGTCCTCCCAATCAACCGATTTGCCTGAATTCCAAAAGCTATATGCGCCATTGTCGAGCATCCAAGATTGACAAACTTCTTGAACAATAGAGAGTTGCGACAGGTCCGCAAAACTGACGCAAGCATGTCTTCCTCGTAAGATTCGGCTTGTCTGGTCATCGCTCGCGGCAATTCGAGTCCCATGATAATGAATCAAGCGGTTTTCCTGAGCCTGAGAATCGCAAGCGACCAAATGAAGCCACCAAGAAACTTAGCAGCAAACTGTCCAGCAATAATCAGAATCGGAAATCCACCAAAGGCTAAAACCGGAAAAATGACAGAATCCGTCAGGCTTCCGACTGCGTTGCTGGCGTTGGATTTTAGCAAGTAGCCTTTTTGCTTCAGGCGCTGAAAAACAAAGGCGTCCAAACTGGCAGAGATTCCAAAAGCCACGGCTGAAGCCACTGCGATTTGTAAGGCTTCAAGATTAAGCAGAATCGTCAGCAATGAGCCGGAACAAATCAGCAAGCCCATGTTGCGTTTTAGGTTCTGTTGCCATTGTTCATGCAGAAAATCTCGAAGGCTCAAATCCAAACCAATCAGGAAAAACGCGTTGTAAATACTGGCGGCTGGTCCAAATTCCAGAATCAAAAGATTTGCACTGACAATGGCCGCCAAATAGAGAATCACTGAGAAATAAATCATAAATCCGCCCAATCAAAATCGTTTTGCGAATAAATCCTGATTTGTCCTTCGGTTCCCCAACGCTTTGAGGCGTGAACGTCCCAAATCTCTTTATCTTCCTTCCGTAGTGCGTCTTCGAGTGATTTCAACAGGTTGCTCAAGTCTGGTGTTTGTCTGTGAGGTCTTCCGTTCATCAGTGACTTCTGGCGAGTGGACCAGCTTTTCGGCATGGGAATGACAAACTCGACGGCAAAGGAATCTGGCAGCTCAAACTTTTTGTTCATCGCTTGGTAGCGCAGCTCGTCTGCGAAAAGCCGGTAGCGCAATGTGGATTTGCTCGGACTCCACTTATCTCGAATGCTCTGCCGTGGCTTGGGAACTGGTCTGATTTTAAAGGTTATCATTAGGCGCTAGCAAGAGCCTTCAACTGTGACAGATACTGCTTCGAGAGTTGTTGACGTTTCCGGCAATCAACAGAAGCCAAGGCTTTTGGCTCTTCATAGCGATACTTGGAAATCACGTTGAGCAAGTCATTGACATCCGCAACGGTAGGCCAAGGCTTGATTGGTGTGGGATTCCAAGAATTGATGATTTTGGAAATGGCTTCAGCAAAGTCTTGCTGGTCAATCATGGACTTACTGCAAAAGGCTTGAACCCAGAGTTGGTGCAATCCTTCCGGTATGGGTCTGTTCAAATTCATTGAAACCATTGCCAAAGCCTGAATTACCTGTTTCTCCGTTACGTTCTGCATAATCCTCTAACATGCGTTTGACTGATTGCTCTTGTGCGGTAAGTTTGCGCGGTTGTTCTTGCGGCTTGCCTCGGATTGGCACAATTGGTGGTTCTTGGTACTGGTCAATCAATTCGCCTTTCAAAAAGGTTGTGGCGTCTTTGGTGAACTTGTCTCCGCAACTCTGGAAGTAATGCGCGGTTGCTCTTTGGATCTGCTCCAAGCTGAAACTCTGCAAAAGGTAATTGAAGTTTTCAAAAGCCTTCCACTTGTCACCTGGGTCTTTGTTCGAGTTCGTGAGGTAGTATTTCCACCAAATCTCAAAATCCTCTGAATAAGATTTAGAAACGTATTTTCTTTTGTTTCTTTTGTTCTTTGTTTCTTTTGTTATCTCTTTATTTTGTAGCTGGCGATTTTCCTGACTAGGTTTTTCCTGACTAGGCTTTTCCTGACTAGGGAAATCCAAGTTAGGTTTTTCCATGTTAGGCATTTCGTCCCGAACACCAGTGACTAAATAAACGTAATCCCCAAGCTTGCCATCCGGCTTGCGAACTCTCGGACCACGCTTGATGTAGCCAGACTTCAGCAGTTCATCCATTGCTCGCTTTGTTGAGTCATAGCCATCTGTCGCATGATTGGCTAACTCGCTGATTCGGATATTCCAATCTCTCGGCAGACTGAGCAGATAGACCAGCAAGCCTCTTGCTTTCCAGCTAAGTGAAGAATCTTGAGCCGCTTCGTTACCGATAACCGTGTATGGCCCGTCAATGCGTTTGCCAATCATTTAAACCTCTAGCGTTTCGATTGGGTTCAGTGCTTCAATGGGAATAAACCAAGCTGGCGGACGATTGTTCCAGTTCTGCCAGTATTGCTTTTGTTTGCCTTCCATTCCTCGAATCCAGCCGTGAATGTAGTAGTTGGGTGAGTTTGCCGTAACTAAAACAAAATTCTCATCATCTGCGTCACTTGGTCGAATGATTAGGCTTTTGTGAGTCAAGGCTGTTCTGACTTGGAATCCGCAAAGGTCTGGTGCTTTGAATGTGTCGATGCTGCCGTTCCAATAGCGGCCTAATGCCTTGGCAACTGCCAACTCACCACAAGCTCCTTCAATGTGGTTGTGCCAATCGTAGCGAGTTTGACCTGTTCGATCCTGGCGAGCGTTCTTGATATTTGCTAAATTCCTGAGCCTTCCAATCTCGCTTGCCATCGCTAACTCATGCCACGACAGTTTCACTTTCATCTGTTTCCGGTATCAGTCCCAAACGGTCTTCAGTCTGAGTCATCAGTTGCGTCAATGCAGTGATTTCGTCTTTGCTCAGTTGCTTGTGATTGCTGGCTTCTCGCGCCATCCTTCTGGCGTTTTCGTAACCGTTGCGGTTCTTTGCTTCTTCAAACTGCGCCTTGCAACGTTCAAAAACCGGATTGGCCTTTGCCTCAATGAATGGCT